CCTCCACCCATAAAACCGCCGAAAGCAGCTTCAGCAAGTCGTAACTGAGCATCTTGTTTAGTATAAGTGTCATCCAATGAAAAACGGTTAGCAACGGCCATTCCTTCTTGCGCTATCTCTGTAGCCGACTCAATTGCTCCACCTTTTAGAGTATTGACGCCCGTTTCTTTTGCTAGGTTACCAAAATAAGAACCTTCTTTTATGGCTCGCTTTTTTGCAACTTTTCCTACCAGCTTTAGTATTGCTGCTTCACCTGCAACACCGATAGCGGCTTGAGGAACGCCTAGCCCAGCGGCTCTAAACGCTTGTCCTTTATCAAGCTCTTTGCCTGAATCTAGCGCTTCAGAAACATTCTGTCCCGATAGGGGTACGTACTCTGCGCTAAAAGCGCCTGTGTACGCGCCTTTTTTAAACGTGTTCCAAGATGCTTGGGCTAGTGCTTTTTCATCAGGAGTAGCCACACCTTTTGCAGTTCTTTCAATAGAGTCCTTTACAACGCGTTTGGCGGTTTTTTTACCCGTTTCGGAAACCACTTTTTTGCCAAGCAAAGCAGTAATGCCGCCAACCCCGCCACCGCCTACAGCAGTGATAAGACTAGGCACAGCTTGTCCTGAGAACTTAAACGCCTGCATTAACGCGCCTTCAATAGTAGGCTCGTCTAAAAACTGCTCAAAGTTCTCCATGCCTTTTGTAGCGCCAGCCGCGTTCTGTTCATACTGACGAGCGCTTGCAATATTGTCTGCAACCGCCTCATCATCTCCTTTTAAAGTATTAAAAAGGGCGGAAAAATACTCGATGTCCGCACTCATGCCTTCAGCGCCTTGTAGAGCGCCATCTTTAAATGCATCAGTCAAACTGCGATCTTTAGCGGTGCCTACCGTAAGGTCATCGCCTGTAATAACCGCTTGGTTTTCAGCTCGCGCTAAAAAGGATTCAAATGAAGTTAAGGCCATGCGGCTTACCCTTTTTTAGAGTTTATTGTAGCCGCATCTCTAACCATTTTTTCTATTTCAGGGCTTAGTGATTGAAGCGCTTCAACAGTAACTATTTCGTCGTTTACTTTGTCGCCGTCTGGCGTCATGTAGTAGTAACCTGTAACCTCACCTTTGCCATTCTTTACAGGTGCGACTCTGCTAATGTCAAAGTCAGTGGCCTCAACGTTCTCCTCTGCATTTGGTCTCCAAAAGCTGTCCCAGTTCTCAAGTGAAAATATTCCTGCTTCCTCTTCAGCTGCCAAAGCAGCGACGCCTGTGCTTATAGTGGCGCTGAGTGCTTTGTAGCGTATAGCTGCTTCTTGCGGAGTAGCAGAGTTTTGAGCTTTTAGTAGCATGGCCGGAGCGTGTTTTCTAAACACCATCGTAGCTGTGTTCCTATTGAGGTTTGTCTCATCGCCGTTCTCGCCATACCATGTATCGTTGACTATTTTTGTCCAGTCAGCAGCTTCAGTGAGAGCTGATTCGTATCGCGTTAACGACCACTCTTTAGTAGACTGCGTTAAAGAAGCGCGAGTTTGAGCCAAGCGCCTATTGTTATAATCTGCGTCCATCTCATCTTTCTTTGAAATACTAGCGTAACCGCCAGAGGTCTCAAAGATATTATTAATTTCATCGGACATTGCGTTACGCCGTGAGGGGTCAGGCTCCATAGAAATAATTACTGCCCTTGCTATTGCTCGCTCTTTATCATTTAGCCGCAACATCTCTGACAAACTTGTAATGCCTTGATCCTTCATTGATTGCGCAACTTGTTGAGCTTCTTCTTCTGTTGCCTTTATTTCTCCAGAGTTAATCTCTGCATCAACTTCTGCGTTTGTCTTACCCTCTACCTTCTCAGCAAGTAAACTTTCGCTTATATAAATTGGAAATATCTCTTCTTGAGGGGCCATAGACTTTCTATCGGCTTTTAACTTGTTTAGTCTTTGTCGAAGCGCCGGTCTTGATGGTCCTTTAGCTTCGTTAAGATTTTTTTCTGCTCGGGCAATTGAAGCATCTAGCTCTTCAACTGTAGGTCCTGTAGGGGAGTCGTCTGATTGCTGGGCCGATTGAGTAAAGGCATTGTTAATGCCCCGCTTTTTTACTTTGTTTTCTTCGGGAGCGATGTCATCGGTCACTGCGCTTAACACATCGTCGTCTGCTTCGGCTAAAACGCCTGCTACCTGTCGAGACGCGCCTCCTTCTGCTGGAGTGTTATCCAAAACAGCTGCTTTTTGCTGGATGTTTTCATACTTTTTAAGTATTTCATTTCTTTCCGCATCGCTGTTAACTCTACCTAATTCGGCTCTTATTCTTGTAGCAGAGAGCAACGAGGAGTTATTAGCAACTTTTGTTTGGTAGTACAGATTTCCTAAGTTGGTTAGTCTGCCTGCTTCAAACTCAATAACCTTAGATTGTGGAGTGCTTGAAGCGTCCTCGGTAACGGCACCTATAGAACCATCCGCATTTGTAACGGTGATAGCGTAACGCCCGTTTGGTAACGGTTGTATGTTTGAGGCGACGGTTCCTTCAGGTAACTCGCCGCTATTTGTAATAATGTCTAACGATACTTTGCTAATAGTTGCGTCTCCGCCTTCAATACCGGAGCGAAATTTATCTTTTGAAAGACTTAGCATATCAGGCGAAAGTAATCCTGCGGAGTTAAGGGTATCTATGTATTGATCATTGCCCGTTGTTACAGCTTGGGTATTAGCTGCGTTTGTAGCGCGCTTTTCAGCTGACTCTGATACCGCTACTACTCTCTGGTTAATAGTTAGTTGTTCGTCCGCCTGACCCATCTCTCTGTCTTTCTGAGTTTGGGTACGGTCTCTTTGATCTAACTCGCGATCAACTTGTCCAAGCTGTCGAGTTTTAGCCTTATTGTCAAAACGCTGCTGTCGCATGTTTGCAACACCAGTAAATGACCCTAACGCAATGTCTCCTAAGTTCCCTGCCATAACAACCTCTTAAAAAGCAAATGCCATAATTGCAGCAGCCCCGAGGCTACCAATTGTTGAATAGGTCTGCGCCTTTGACTGCGCTTTCGCCTGTGTATATGCATTTTTTCTAGCCGTAGCATCAGCTGCTGCTGAACCCATCTGGCTTTGCGATGCACGGTTAACACCTTGCCCAATGTTAATAAGGTCGGACATTAGCGCCGTGTTAGCTTCTCGCTGATTAATACGAGCGTCGCTGACAGCCTGAATGCCGCCTAGTGTATTAGCCCGTTGTAAAGTTGCACCCTGCTGTTGCATCTGTGCTGGAGTAAGAGCTGCGCCGTATCGAGATGCGTTTCTATCAGCTATGCCTTTAGTTAACCCAGAAGCAATGTCTACATCTTCTCTTGCTGCATCAATAAGACCAGTATCGTTTTTTGCTTTCTCTATAAGTTGGTCTTCAAACCCACTATAGTTGTTGACGTAATCAAAATACTCCCCCCGCGTAATCGCTTCATACGCCTTGTCAGGATCTGAAACAGTCGGCAGCGATCCCGTTCCAGTTCCCGTAGGTTGGTAACTGTAACCAGTTTGTGACATACCTCCATTGTCGCCCGTACCTCTTCTACCAAGGCCGGGATCTGAAAAAAGGCCCGCCATTGGATCTTTTTGGTTCTGTGTAAACGTGTTGCCTATTCCTGTACCCGGCATCTGTGACATTACGTGCTCCCGGGGCCAAAAAACCCGCTGTAGTCAAGTCTATTTTTTAAACCCGATATTTTCTTTCCGTCTTCGCCAGCGGGCGAAAAGAACGATCCGCCTTCTCCGCTGCTCATATTGTCTAAGCCTTGCGCTACAAAAGCAGATCCGATCTTAGTTGCTGCTGCTAACTTTGAATTAGCTACGTCTTGATTTGCCTTTGCTCTAGTCAGTGCTTGCGAAGTACCTAATCGTGATGCTTGCGCCATACCTGTTTGGGCATCGGCTGCTTGACCGCGCGCTGTCCCAAGTACGTTTGTTTGCATCTTGTTTTGTATATCCTTGCCTGAAGTATTAGCTATACCCAACTGTCCTTGATACGCCTGCGCCATGTCCCCGGCAGATGTGTTACTTTGAGTACCTTGGTAAGAGGGCTGTGAGGTAAGGGCCTGCATTGTGTCTGCATTAGCACGACCTCTTAGACCCGTCGTAACGTCTTCTGTCAGAGACTTGTCACGCATCTCTTGTAAAAGAGGGTCATACTTCTTTTTAAAGTTCTTATACTCAGCCATAGCAACTGATGCGGAGGTTTTTTCCGCACCCGAGGCTTGGTAATCTTGTTGTTTTGGTTTACTGCCCATTACAATTCTCTCGTATATATAACAGTGTCTTTATCCCAACCTTCAGAGAGCAAGTAATGCTCCATCTTTGGGATTGGAGTTCGTACTTCTATAGTTTTAAATCCTGCTTCTTTTGCCGCTTTTGCAAAAAAACTATAGTGCTTTACTACGCAGTTCTGTCCAATCTCTCTGGCCCACGCTAGCCAAACTAAAAAAGCCCTGTCACCAGTAAAGGGATCTGTTTCACCTGATGACACTACAAACCCTTCATCGGCTACCCAAAGTACTGCTGTCCCTTCTTCGCATGCTTCAAACACGTTTTGTGCTGTAAACGTTAACTGCGGTTGCTCTTTTAAAATCTCATCTATTGCAGGTAGCACCCAATGCGCATGCACCTGAATATCTGCAAATATTGGATCAGCTACCGCTTCCGTATTTGTTTCGTCTTGTTTTCCAAGCTCCGCCAATTCCGCCATAAGTTACTTTCCTAGCTATACCTTCATCTGCATGTCGTGCTCTACGCTCTGCTGCTATGAGTCCTTCTTGAAACAACGACCCGTAAACTTGTGCGCCTGTGTAGTCAGTCCAATCTTTACTAGGCAATCGCAGTAGTCGGAAAAGGGCACCGTTAATAATGGCCTCTCTATAATCAGACATGACCCCGTCATCGCATGCAGTAGAAGTATGTGTTGGTTTTAGTTGTACACGCAGAACAGTACTGGACACGGCCGTTACATTAGGTGTTGGTACAAACCACACCGTGGACTGTGTTTGTTTTACGTAGTAGAGAGGCGTAGAGGCGCTGGTTTTGTCGCGCCACTTAGGTAACCGCTGCTCTAGTAGGTTAGTACTTATTGGCTCTAGGTCTTTACCCTGATGAACGGCCCACATAATCTTATGGACATTAGTACCAGAGGGGGCTTCTAAATCATACTCATAGATATTAGCGACCGTAGTAACAGGGTCTAGCTCAGCTTGGTACGCACCCGTTTTCTCACAGAATTCAATGACTGCGGAGCGGATGTTGTTTTCTATAAGTGTGTCAGGACACCCCGGCACCATAGGGACAATTTCTGACAGCAATGACTCGTAAGAAGTAGCCATGCTCTATCACCCCTGCATCATCTGCGCTGGATTTCTTCGTTCCATATTAGGATTAGTAATCGCGTCTATCTGACCTTTGCCAGTAACAGCTGCAGTAAAGATTTGAAAGTGCGAGCTAGCGCGTTGTGCGTTGCCTGCGTATTCAGCATCTTTCATATAAGCCATATAAAGGACGTAGTTCATAATGGCGTTTGCGTAGATGTCTGGAATCGACAAAGAACCATTCTGAGCTACTGTTACAGGGTTAGCGGAGTAGATAATCTCTAGGTAAGCATTGCCTGATACGCCGGGATAGACGTAGAAATTACGAGGGTTAGCTTCATCATATATGTAGTGCTTTACAATAGTCGTATGCGCTGCATCACCTGAGACAGTTGGATCATGCCAATTGGGAGTCTGTGCATCGAGTACCTCACGATCAACAAGACGGACAGAGCGTTTTCCCGTTCCGCTTGATGCGGCCGACATGTTACGTACTGCCTTTAAAAGTCTGTTACCGCCTGAAGGGATTGTCTGCTTTGTCCCAGTAGCCAAAGTAACTGTATCATTTGCCGCGCTTGCATCGGGCTTAAGTAGAGCAACTTCGCGCTGTGCATCATTGATCCACAGTACTAATTCCGCTACGACAGGCCATCTCACACCTGTAGTATCTTGTAATACTGTTTGGACTCGATCTATTACGCTTTGTACTGTGACTGCCATGACTAACCTCTTAGGAGTTTAAGGCTATTTCCCAAGCCTCTTCGCGTTCTTCACTGCGGACAGTTCGTCCTACAGCCCTGTTTACAACTGCGGCTTTTGGTGAGCCGTCAGTTTTAAAATCATCTGGGCTACCTACCTCGATCAGTTTTTGTAAGGCCTCTACAAGACTGTCGTCTGTTTCTTCAGTAACTTCTTCAAAGTCTGCTATCTCAGCTTTAGACTCTTCAACATATTTTTTATTGTGTTCTTTAGCACCCATTTGAATTGCTAGAATGCCTATCTCATCAGCTATTTCCTGCATAACGCCTGCTTCAAACATAACTACTGCGCCGCTTAAAGTAGCCACTCGTAATGGCTTGTCACTAATAATCTTCATGATTGTTCCTATTGTGGATAAAAAAACCCCTCCTCCCCGAAGAGAAGAGGGGGTGTTTCTTAGTACGCTGTATCGAGAGCGATAACACCGAAGTCTTGTACAGAGCCACTAATGTCGCTGTTGTACTTAGGCTTACGCATGCCGAAGATCTTACCTACAGAAATACCAGACTGGTTACCGTAGTCGAAAGTATCTTCAACCATCTCAGGTAAACCAATGTCAGCCATTGCAAGAGCTTGAGCACCACAGAACAGAGCACGTGCTCC